ATTACTTATGCTTAGACTTGACTGAATATATCATTTTCGTTAAGAACTCGAAATCTGATTCCTTGTTGTTTGCACCAGGCCTGTGCGCTGGCCCATTTGGCTTGATTTTTGACAAACTGTGCTTGATTGTATTTGTTTTTGCCCACACGCTCTAAAATAGTCTGTGTAGCTGGTTTAATTTCAATCAACTCTGTAAGTATTTTACCAAATTTATCCTGATACTGTATAAAAAAATCTGGTACATAAACTGTGTTACGATTTGTTAATGGATCTCTGTAGGGAATTTGTATAGCTTCGCTTGCCCATTTCATGATACTCTTATTGTTATCACAAAAGTTCATAAAACTCCATTCCCAACTTGAACGATATGTAGGTTGCTTTGTTCCTACATATTTTTCTGGATGTTTCATTACATACTTGCCTCGAGCAAACTTTGCCATAGATTACACCAAAATGTTTCTACTTTCGTAAGTGTCTGCTACTTGGGCAATTCTGTATCCAAGTAAACTAGTTTTTTCTCTACTTGAATTTAATACTTGTGCAACTACTTGGCTTAGTTGTACTTCTGTTAATGCTTTTAATGTATCCAATAATTTAAACACACTTACATTTTCTACTCTTGCTTGATTTAGTAGTACAATAGCCGTTGATCTTGCACCGTCTTGGTCAAAGTTTCTTTTTAGAAAAAATCCAACAACAGCATCTATTTCTGCCGCAGGAAAACTAACAGCTTGTTTAAAATAGCTGTCAAAGAATAATTTAACATTAGTAGTTGAGGAAGTTTCGGTAGGTAAATTGCTTGTCATATTGGCGATGCTATTGTAGGTTGTTGTAATACAGACTGTGCCTGCGGGAATGTTATACCAGGAATGCCTCCTAATGTTTGGATAGATGCAAGGTTAGTTATGCCGGCGATTCCTGCAGGAGCAGTTACTGATGGCGTGTTCTGGTAAGCATTAACTGTCTGTATAGCATTGTTTAAAAAATTTGCCGCAGAGCTTGATAGATCTAAACTTGTTACAAAACTAGGATCAATATCGGATCTACCAACACCATATAACGGACTAGGTGCAAAATCATAATGTGATATATCAATACCCTCTGGTGGGTTTGCACCAAAAGAATCTGCACTATAGGTCACAGCTTCTGCTTTAATTTTCATGTCGTTGTCATGAGTTTTATTTGAAGAGTAATCCATTTTCCTATGGGCCCAGCTTGATATTATAGGATTTATAAGTGTATAACAAACATATTCATGACGGGCCATTTGATAAATTTTAATGTAATTAAAAAATGGAGCAGTACTATTGTTGTCTAAACCGTAAGGAGTTGTAATATAGCTACCGCTTTTTGTAGCATTTCTAGCGTAAGCTCCTTGAGATTTTGCACTTGTAGAGTCGGCAAAATAATAACTATAATAATTTTGCCACAACTGGTTTATAAGACCCATATTATCGTCATGGAACACAACAGCAAATTCGCCGATAGAGTGTGTTGATTGAATATTCTTTTTTCTATTATATTGATTTACAGTATCAACAGTTACCGTGAATGTTGGTAAATCAATACTTTTAACCATCATGTTTATTTCAGATCCGTAACGCTGTACAAGATCTGTAGTTTTTAAAGCAGTTATATTGATTCCAAATGACACGTGAAATAAGAAATCAAATTTAGGTGCTAGCCTAAACTGATCCGTATTAAACAGTTTCGCGGCATGTTCTTGATCTCGTAGTGTAACTATGGGATCGGATTTTAAAAAATTAGTTGGTGTGAACGACATACTAATATTTATTAAATTAATAAACTACGTATATAATGAATAGTCAAGAAAAAAGCCCACAAAGTGAGCTTTTTACTAGTTATTAACTGCCTAATGTATTTGAACCACGTGGTGATTGATGCTGTGTTGCAGAACCAATAGCGCCACCAGTTGTTTGAATAGCATTATCGTAACGTACAGTAAGTTCGATTACAACAGGGCCTTGCTCTTTATAATCTAAAGTTGACCAAACTGTTTTCTCTAAGTAGCAACCGTACAGAACCCAAGTTTCCAATACGCTGTTAGCACTAACTGTTGAACCGTTACTACCGTCTAACATTTCAATACGCAATGTAAACTTATAGTCACCGCCTGCTGCCGCAGTACTTTGCTCAAAGAAGTCAAACTGTCTTTGGTTTTGTTCGCCAATTAACTTAGTAACATGTCCATTTACATCGTCACGTAATTTAACAGGAATTGTTTCCCATGATGGTTTACCAGCATAGTTAATTTTACTGTTATAAATTTCAATAACTTGGTTTGCAAATGTTACACTTGGACGGCCGCAGTCTTGAACTTGTTTTGTAAGTTCTGTTGCATCACCAGTGTTAACGCCGAAATTTTCAAAAGTAAGTCTAAAACGATACTTTAATTTCGGCATCAACATGCCTTGTGCGCTTGCACTTTGGTCCGAGTTTAACGGTACTGTAAAATTTGATAGAGCCGCAATTGCCATTATATTCTCCTAATTATTTTCCAAGACCTTTAACTGCACCAGTATTTTCTAGGCGTAGTGGAATATAAATGAATTCAACTGCCTTAACTGGTTCAATTGCGATATCGACATAAAGCTCGCTTGCGTCGATTCTGCTTGGTGTGTTGTTGCTTGTATCGCACACTACTAGATAGTCATATAATGCACGCTCTGCTGTCAATGTTAACAACAATTTTTCAACTTGTTGTTTGATTTGATTACGTGTAATTGTATCGTTTGGTTCAAATATGAATGGTTTGGCCAATTGATTCAATTGATAACGTAAGTAAATTACTAAACGTGCAACGTTGATACGATCTAACGAACTTGCAATTAACTGACGTGTCTTCTGTCCATAACATACTAGACCTGTACCAGCAAGATATGTAATTGGATTTACATGGATGCTAGCTAGTGTATCGCGTTGTCCGATGTTTAAAGCTACTGTTACGAATTCGCCCGATGCGCGGTCAACATAACCTACACTACTTGCATTTGTTACTCCGCCACGACGTGCGCCAGCTGGAGCAAACCATGGATAAGAAACATTATCGCTTAGAGCAATTGTACGTAGCATAATGTGACTTGGAGGAACAACAATGTTATTTCCTTTCAGGTCAGTCGTATAACCCCATGGATAGTAAACTGCTGTGTATGCATCTGTAGCAATCAAGCCATCTTCACCGTCAACTGCGGCATTACCTGTATTATTACCCCAGTTACTTAATGTAGTAGCATCTGGTGATAAGCGAGCAGGAGTGTCTGCAACAATAAATGCTGTTAAACCGTTGTCGTTGTTTAGTCCGATCAACTCGCTAGTTGTTTCTAAATATCCTGGGCAACTTAACAAGTTGAAAATAACTGTGTCTGGTTGACGGATATGTGTATTGCCTTGAATTAATGCGTTCAATGCTTTCAACACTACTGCACGTTGAGCCTTACGTCCAAATTGACCAACACCCTTAATATCGTTAGGAGCTTCAGTTACCCAACGATCTGGATAGTAATTAGTCATTAACTGATTTTGATATAATGTGTTATATGCTTGTGTGTTTATATAATTCTTAACATATTTCTTAACATTAAATCCAGAACGACGTAAGTTCCATAACAACATACCTCTTGGATATAGTGCTGGAATAGGAGCATCAAAATCTACAAAGTTGCTGACTAGTAATTCTGGTATAGTAGCTGAGTAATCATCCACTCCGTTGTCGTTCCAACGTGCATCACCAAATACAATGCCGTTTCCTGTTAACTGATCTGTAACATCGATTGTTGTCCACTTCTTTGTCAAGTAATTGTACTTGTGGATTATTGGGAACATATCTAAATCTGCTAGATCTGTTTGAATCCATAAATCACCGTTGGCTAATGGTGTACCATCACTTTGAGTTGTTGGTCGTGTAGCACTAACAATTGGACCCATTGGATCTGTTGTTGGACCGCCTGCTTGATTCTGTACATAGTTTAGATATCCAACCCATTTAGAACCGTCGTTAATCATAATATCAACGTCAGTAATATCTGTGTTGTACCATAAAGTTCCATCTACCGGAGTAGTAGTTGGGCTTGTTACGCTTGCAGGAGCAATCGATGATCCATCCACTACTGCTGTCCATAAACTAGCAATGTAGTTGTTAGACAAACCAGTTGGGCTTGTGTAGAAATTAGTAGTACCAGTACCAGCATCATTAACAGAGAATAGTTTAGATAACGGTGTACCTGCACCGTCAACAAAACGGATGTCTCCGCCAGCTAAATGCGAAATAGTAATTGTATTTGCTGTAGTATCTAGTGATGCACTGATATTTGGATCGCTTACTGCGGCACTAAATGCTGCCAATAGTGCTTGTGCGTCTACTGTTGCATTTTGTGTAGCTGTAAATGACACAGTAACAGGGCTAGTTAATGTGCTAGAACCAGTTTGACTTTCTTGAATAGTAAAGCTATAAGTTTCGTTGTAAGTTGTACCAGTAATTGTAACTGCGGATGAAACAGTTTGACTTGTACTCACTGTGTAGCTTGTACCTGTAGTTACTGTACCAGTAGTGCCTTGGTTAATATTGTATTGACCAACACTACCTGCACCTGTAGCAATTGAAGATATATAAGATCCAGCTGTTACACCAGAACCACTTAATATCATACCAACACTAATTGTACCAGCACTTACTGCGGTAACATTCAACACGCTTAGTGTAAATGTTAAACCAGTAATAGAACCAACTGTAGTTGTAATTCCTGAACCGCCACGAGTTGCTGACAACTGGATGCTTGTACTTGTTGGGCTACCGATAATATAGTATGTACCAGCTGTAATTCCTTGGCTTGTAGTACCAGTTACAACAACTTGCATTCCTGCTGTTAATGTGTATGTAGCAAAGTTACTAATTGTAATATTACCACTTATTGAACTTGTTGCACTAGCAGACAATGTTGCGCCTGTAGTTGCAGTAAATGTTGCGCTGTTCACTGAACTAATAGTTGTACCTGCGGTTACACCAGTACCACTTAACACCATACCAGTTGCGTATGTGCCTGTTACAGTTCCAGTTGGAGTGAATACAGTACCTGCACCAGTGTTTGAACCGTTACCAATAATACCGGATGCACTAGCTGTTGCACTAGCTGTGCCTGGGAATGTACTTGCTGTTACAGGAATAGATGTAACTGCTGTTGCGCCAACACCGCCTCTTGCATAAATCTTAAAATTAGCATATGGTGATGAAAATTCGCCATCATTGTATTTTACATATAATTTACCAATTGGTAAATTGATACCGCCGCCATGTGAGTCAAGTGTTGCTAGTGCAGACTGACCATTGGCAAATAACTGAATTGGTTGTGTAACCCAGTTGTCTGTTGCGGCAAAATATTTTTTAACAAACCAGTTTGCACCTAAGTTTACATCAGTAGTCTTAACCCAGACTGATCCAGTAGGTGCACCATTTACAGTTGACACACCATTGTTATTTGTACCAAATGCAACAAAGCTATCATAAATTCCATATAGTGGAACATTATAATGCGGGCTGATTTGTAGTTGAGGAGCAAGGTATGTTCCTTGAATAATTCCCAAAGGTCCTAAATTGGATGCTGAAGTTCCAGTTAATGTACCAGATACAACAAGATTAGCACCAGTAGAATAAATTTGTAAATTACCGTTAACCACTGCGGCAGTTACACCACTAATACTTGAACCGTTAATTAAACTTGCAAATGCAGTTAGTGTGCTAGATGCACCAGTAACGGTTGTTCCGTTAATAACAAGTGTACCTGTTACAGTAGACGGTGTTAATGAAGCTGTAATTGCTGGCCAGCTTGCAGACCAGCTTGATGAACCAACTTGTACCCAAGTTCCACCGGCTGTATCTGTTTTAAACTTTTTCAACCATAAAGTGTTTAAATTTCCTGTAGAAACAACAGCATAATCACCCTGTTGTCCATAACTAGCAACAGGAGCACCTGTGCCACTATTTACTAATGCAGTATCAGTAATTACGTTGATGTTGTTTACTGTGCTTTGATTAATAAATGTTTGTCCGTTAGTTGCAGTTGCAGGAGAGCTATTCCATTGGAATACACCAAATTGTGTATCTGCAACATCAAACCATAATGTTTGATCTGCTGGAGGTGCTGTTGGTTCTGCTGTTGAACCTTCTAGTTGTTTTGTATCTAAATCGGCACGTACTACATAAGCACGATTACTTACACCTAAGAAGCTGTAAGCGGCTTGTAATCCATATTCGTTTAATTCGCCAGCATTGATAGGATTGTTTTCTGCATCAGTCTGGAAGTAAGGAATACCAAATGTTGCGCCTAAATCTTGCTGACTTGTTAGCAAGTATACTTTACCTGCATTTGCTTTTAGTGTTCCAGGTGCTGTGCCTGTTCCAGCTGAATTCATTTTGTCTTGTTGACTTGCAACAATGATCAAAGGTACGGTTCCAGGTGCGGCTGGAGTGTAAAACGATTCGTCTACTACTGTTACGCTAATTCCTGGTGAACTTAATTGAGCCATATTATAATCTCCATGAGTACATGTTCTTAATGTATTTATGGCATTTTGGCAAATCAGTGCTCATATACACCTTAGAAAAGGTTCTAAAAAGGCTTAAATAAAATATGAGACCTTTATGTAGCTGTGGATCTGGGCCTGTCGCTGTAAATTATTATAAGAACGGCAAACCCCATTATAGAAGCCAATGTGGTGCCTGTATACGTGGGGTTAAAAAACCACGATGGTTTACTGCTGGCTACAAGATAAAATCAAGTTGTGATAAATGCGGGTATAGAAGTCCGCATATAGAAGTATTTGCAGTATTTCATGTAGACGGCGATTTAAATAATTGTCGACCCGCTAATTTAAAAACTGTTTGTGCTAATTGCGCTCGAGTCCTGCATAAAGAAGGGATTCGTTGGCGTCAAGGGGGTCTTGTACCAGATCTTTAACCTGTGCAAACAAGTCATCAATAGTACTGTTGTTATCTAGTACAGCATCAAATTTAGTTCCAACCCATGCAGTTTCGCTAGCATGAATTTTAGCACGTTCTAATACTGCTTTACTAGTAGCCCAATTTAAATTACCGTCCGGTCCACGGTTTGTGCTAACTGCGGCGTCGTACCAATCAGGCTCCGGGCCACGAACTACACGAACTACTATCCCGCCAGCATCTTTAATTGATTTAATTTCGTTAGGAAAACGGCAGTCACTAATAACAATATCGTCTTTACTATTGCGTAGTTTGTTTTCCAGTGCGGCAATCCAAATATCATCATGAAATGCCTTGCGACAAACTTCTGTACCCCAATATTGTAGAACCCACCGTGGGGTTAAATTAGGCATGTTTAATCGTTGTGCCCACCAAGGATCTACTTGTTCACGCCATTCGCGAGCTTGTTTTGTGCGACCTTCAAGCATGGTCCTATCCCAGCCAAACACTTGTGCTACTGCATCTTTGAGACTATTAGCAAAACTTTCTCGTCTAAATCCGTGAAAGTTAGTAAGATAATCGGCAATAGTATCCTTGCCCGAACCAATAAAACCGCACACACCTATAATCATAGAGCCCCCTAAGTTAGCTCTAGTATATAACAGTTTTATTACAAGGTCAAGAATTTTTAGCTCATTCAGTTTTAAGATAATTAAATTACAAGGTATAAAAATGACTACAATTAAATGGATTCCAGCATATAGTTTGCATAACGTAGGTTCTTCTGAGGACATAGTACTATTTGAGCCTGAACCAGCTTTTAAATTTTTTACTCAAAATCGCAATGCAAGCGGGTATTTACGATGTCCGGCATTTTCAACTATGCTAAAAAATACATTTGTTATCCGTAGTCCTTACGACTTGACTATATTTTTAGATAGAAACCGTAAATCTGTCAAAATACAAGGCTATGATCAAAATTTCTTTCAGAAGAATATTCAACTACATGAAATATCTAGCCCGACTGATCCTATGATGGTTGCATTACCACCTAGATATATTTTTATAACAGATAGTAAAAGGCCAGTTAATATAGTATCATTACCGATGATATTACAACCAAATAAAAATGGACTAATTCCAGGAACATTTGACATTACACGATGGATAAGGCCGATAGAGTATAGTATTGAAGTATACGATGATACTGTTCCGATTGAGATTAAAAGAGGCGAACCACTCTTTATGGTTAAGTTTATAACAGAAGATGATAGTTCGGTTACTTTAGAAAAAGATATAATGAGTCCAGAGTTAGCAGATATTATAGATAGGTGTATTTCTGTTAAGAATACAGTTAAAGGACAAAATTTAAAATCTCTATATAACATGGCTCATGGCTACATAGAGCTAATGAAAGCTCGAATATTTAAAAAGAAAAAATTCTTTTAACCAGTTATAAAGTAATAA